TGTCCTTGAGCACCAAGTGCCCGAGTTGTTCGAGAAACGCCTACACCAAGGCAACATGCAGACGTTTTTAGAAGAACACCCCGACTTGCTACCACCGGGTCTTAACGTGGATAGCGAATACCAAATCACTGTGAGGAAGGAATGATGAGCGACAACACCTATGTCTCGATAGAAGACGTTGCCAAGTACTACTCGGTATCCGTGTCCACTATTCGCACGTGGATTCGTACTGGCAAATTAACAACCACCGATTTTTTGAAGTTGGGCAATACGTACCGCTTCAAAATTGCTGACGTGGATGCGGCCTTGCGCCGTGTATCCGCTGACGCTACCCCCGAACCTGTCGCACCTGTGGCAGATACCCCTGACCCCAAAGCACCCGTGCAATTGGAGTTGGACTTTAACCCTGATAAAGATGTTTAAGGAGAATGAGATGAGCGAATTAACACTGTTCAAAACTGGGCTTCCCGCCTACCTGAAGAACCTGCAAGAAGATGACACCACTTCCTCACTGGCAGGTGGCGAAGCGGGTCAACGCAAGATCAGCATCAAAGGCGGCGTGTTCCGTGAGATGCTTGGCAACAAAGAAGTTCGTACGAGTGAAGACCGTGCTATTGGCGTGATCATCGTCAAGGCCGCGCCTAACGTGTACCGTACTTTCTTTGAGGGTGCGTATGTCGAAGGACAAAACGCCTCACCAACATGTTGGTCAAGCAACAACCAAACGCCTGATGCCGCTGTACCCGCAGAGCAAAAGCAAGCCAACAAGTGCATGGACTGCCCACAAAACATCAAGGGGTCTGCATCCCAAGGTGAAGGCCGTGCATGCCGATTCCATCAACGCATCGCCGTGTTGATTGAAGGCGAGACCGCCAAGCGCGAAGTCTACCAAGTCATCTGCCCTGCAACATCTGTGTTCGGTGATGGCGAGAAGGGCAAGCTCCCTCTGCAAGCGTACGGTCGCCACTTGAAGGCACACAACACACCTGTTGCGGGTGTGATCACTGAGATGCGTTTTGACACTGCATCGCCGACTCCCAAGTTGATCTTCAAGCCTGTGCGTCCGATCACTGAAGAAGAGTACAACGATGTGGAAGCAGTGCGCAATTCTGCTGAAGCTGATGAAGCGGTGAAGATGACTGTGGTGATCAAGCCTAAAGATGGCGTGCGCACTATGGGTGAGTTGACCAAGCAGGAAGATGCTCCTGTGTACGAGAAGATCGCCGCTAAAGTTGCGCCCAAGAAAACTGTTGCCGTTGAAGAAGTGGAAGAGCCTACGAAAGTTGCTCCCAAGAAAACTGTTGCCAACACTGATGCTCCAAAGCTGAGTGAGTTGGTGGACGGTTGGGACGACTAATCGTTTTGTCAGGGTGCGGGTCGCTCCCGCACCCTTTTTTCTTTCACTCCACTTCAGAAGGCGGTCATGCAGACACAAACATTTTTAGAAACAGTCCTGAGTGGAGAGGGGCATTACTGCGTATTCGGCGCACGTGTTGAGACATATATCGACGGTAACGGCGATGAACAAAAACGTGAGATCAAGAAGCAGAAGTTGTACCCTACCATAGAGGCGATGTGCCATGCGGCAGACAACCTCATCAAAGAAGGATTCAATGCGTACTTTGCCCTCGCCACATTCAAAACGGCTGAGAATCGTAAGGGCGAAAACGCGCATCAGTTGCGGTCATTTTTTCTTGACCTCGACTGTCGAGAGGGGAAGGAATTCCCAAGTAAGCAAGCGGCGATTGCCGAGTTGCGCAAGTTTTGCGTAGCAACAAAATTACCACGTCCCACACTGGTTGATTCGGGTGGAGGGGTGCATGTGTACTGGCCTTTGGTTGAGGCAGTGGATGCAGACGAGTGGAAAGTTGTTGCCGAGCAATTCAAAGCACTGTGTAATTTACATGCGTTCGACATTGATACATCAGTGCCGAGTGACAAGGCACGTGTGCTTCGTGTACCTGAGTCATTCAACTTCAAAGACGATCCCCCTTCGCCTGTGGCGATTCTCGGTGAGCCAAGCAAGCCGATGACGTTTGAAGCGTTCAAGGCGTTGATGGGTGAGATTCCTGTCACGGCAAAGAACTTTGTGCCGCGAGTCATGGATGACGTGACGAACGCACTGGCGGGTAGTTTCTCTAACTCATTCAAACTGATCGTGCAGAAGACCGCCGCAGGGCGTGGCTGTGCGCAGATTCAAAAGGTCATAGAGGAACAAGCTACCCTGAGTGAACCTATGTGGCGGGCCGGGCTGTCCGTTGCAAAGTTCTGCGTGGATGGTGCGAAAGCAATTCACAAAATTTCAGTGGGTCACCCCGACTACAACCCTGATACAACCGAAGCAAAAGCGGCGCAGATCAAAGGGCCATATACGTGCGACAAGTTTGACGAGTTCAGTCCCAACGTGTGCAAAGACTGTAAGCACCGTGGCAAGTTCAAGTCACCTATCGTGCTCGGACGTGAAGTGCAGGAAGCTACCGAAGCAGACAACATTGTGGAAGATGTTCCCGAGTTGCATGTTGATGTACCCAAGCAGACCTACGTTATACCGAAGTACCCCGAGCCTTTCTTTCGTGGAAAGACAGGCGGTATTTTCAAGCGCATGAAGAACAAGGAAGGTGACCCAATAGAGGTGCCGATTTATCACAACGACTTCTATGTCGTAAGACGACTGCGTGATCCTGATGTTGGTGAGGCAGTAGTTATGCGACTGCACCTTCCTAACGATGGGGTGCGTGAGTTCACCGTTCCATTAGCGTCGATCCTGAGTAAGGACGAGTTTCGCAAACACATGGCGGCGCATGGCGTTGCCGTAATCAAGATGGAAGAACTTATGTCATACACCGCATCATGGGTAAACAAGTTGCAAGCAACTACACAAGCTGACGAGGCCCGACGGCAGTTTGGTTGGGTAGACGAGCAGATGTCTGCGTTTGTTGTTGGAAGCAAAGAAATACGGGCTGACCGTGTGGATCACAATCCTCCGTCCAGTTCTACTGTTCGCATGTTCCCCCTGTTTCAAAGCAAGGGCACACTGGATGGTTGGAAAGAAATCTCTGACTTCTACAACCGCCCCAACATGGAGTTGCACCAGTACATCATTGGGATGTCATTCGGTTCACCGTTCATGCAGTTCGTGCCGCAGTGCGCTTCACTGTTTCACGTTTACAGCCAAGACCCCGGCCTTGGTAAGACCACAGCGATGATGGCGGGTGCAAGTATTTGGGGCAACCCTGAACTGATTCTGTTGCGCGAAGTGGATACACATGCGTCCAAGATGAACCGCGCTGAGTTGTACAAGAACATCTTCTTGCCGATTGACGAGATGACCAACGTGCATCCGAAAGAAGCGAGTGACTTCCTGTACCAACTGACTGGCGGTATGCAGAGGAATCGGCAAAGTCAGAACGCCAACATGGAACGTGCACGTGGAGAGACATGGCACACAAATGCGTGCAGCACAGGGAACACAAGTTTACTAGCACGTGTTCGTATGTATAAGGCAATCCCCAAGGCCGAGGCTACTCGCGTGTTGGAATACGAAGCACAGAAGTTTCACTTTGACACCAAAGCCGAGACAGATGTTTTGAGCCGTAACCTGTACGCACACTATGGGCATGCTTGCATCCCATTCATGCAGTACGTCCTTGCAAACCTTGACGAGTGTCGCCAACTGTTTTTGTCAACACAAGAGCGTATCGACACGGCGGCGGGACTGTCGCAACCTCACCGCTTTTGGTCAGTGCAAGCGGCATCATCAATCACTGGACTACTGATTGCCAAACGCCTCGGGCTGATTAAGTTCAAGGTGGCTGACGTTGTGACGTGGTTGATTGGCGTGATTCAAAAAGCAAAGACGGAGATTGAAAATATGAGCGGCACCCTTGAAGACACCCTGACGAGTTACCTCGCCGAGAACTACAACAACATCCTGCGTATCAAGAGCACTGACGATGCTCGCAACGCAAGCGATGCACTGGAGCATTTAATTATTCCTGATGCTTCGCCGCGCATTTCGCTGGTGGCTCGGTATGAGTATGACGTGAAGAAGATGTATCTTTTACCCAAGCCACTGCGTGAGTGGTGCAACAAACAGCAGATCAACTATCAGACGTTCGTTGAGAGTTTGAAGTCAGGCACAACCCGCGCCGTGGTGAAGAAGGTGCGCATGGGTAAGGGGACACACATGAACTTACCTCCCAGTGATGCACTGGTCATTGACTGCTCCGAGTTCATGTCGGATGAAGTCGAGCAAACCTTGGCGGCGGCGCATGTCTCAATCAATCTTCCCACAGCCGTACAGCAAGCCGATCAACCCTGATGGGGTCGAGATCAAGGTTCGTTGGAGCCTGTTTCCTGTTGGCGCATCGGTATTTATACCTGCGTTAAACCTGTCAAAACTTATCAGACAGATGCAACGGGAAGCAGAGCTTCGTGAAATCAGGTTAGTTCACGCCGAGCGGATTGAAGCAGGGAAATTAGGGGTTCGCTTTTGGAGAGTGGTGTGATACAGTCACGGTGACGGTGATTGCAGTTGCCGTCGTTTCATCTCCCTCTCCTTTGAGAAGTTCCCTCCCCGCCTAGTGCGGGGAGTTTTTTCTCTTAGTCTTCCAAGTCTGCCGCCAACTCAAGTAGTTCGTTGCGCAGTTTTGGACTGATAGTGATGCCGTTGTACATCAACGGTGTTTGCTTTTCAAACGCCGCCTTTGACTTGATAAGAGAAGTATCCAAGTCTCCAAGTGAGGGGTGCTTGGAATAGAGCTTCTCCAACTTCTCACGCACGTCCATCTGTTTCTCAAAGTCGTAAGTCCTGTCAGCGATGTTGTACTGGCGGCGCAGTTTTGTCGCAGTCTCGTTGACGTACTTGTCGATGCCTTTGATAGTCGCGTTGATCTCCAACTGCTTGGTGTAGTCGGCGGGTGCAAAACCAAAGAGTTGTGCAAACACGTTTCCAGCCGCGATGTCTCCAACGATGGGATCACCACGCAGGGTATTAGCACCTTCGGTAGCAAATCGGTATGACCTCATCAGGTTACCAACTGCGGTCGGTGCGGCGGTCTCAAGTCCGCGCATGACTTCACCGTCAAGCATCATCTTCACACCACGATCAATCTTGGTTGCGATACCGTACACAGGGCCACCGAGCGTTTCAGCAATCGTCTCAGCAAGCGATGCCGAGCCTGACGACATCTTGTTGTCGCGGAAGATCAGATCACCCAAACCAACACGAGATGCAATGTCAAGGTTGGTCAACTGGTTGATGAGTCCCTTGTAAGCAAGCTCACCTGTGTAGGCACGTACGGCGGTACCGAAGTCTTCTTCGTCGTCATCCTTAAACATGTTGTAGATCATGGCGGCAAGGCCAAACAGCGGTAAGCCTTGTAAGCCAGAGAAGATTGCCGCACTGCCATACACACCAGCAAGTTGCTTCATGGCTTGCTTCTTGACAACCGGGTCTTGGTTCTGAAGCATCTCACGTGTCATCTTAAACAGCATGTAGTACATCTGCACACCGTACCGCTTGAACATGAAGAGCACTTTACCAATAGCACCCTGTGCAATACGTGGGGATGATGCGGCAGAGGTACCACCGTTGGTCATCTCAGTTGCGTAGATAGCTTGCCGAGCGGCATACAATTCCCGCTCTTTCTGACTCAAGTCTTTGAACGTGCGTGTATCTTCCTTACTGTCAGGGTCAACACGTTTGTTAAGTTTGCCCTTCATCGAATCAAGTTCAAGGTTGTAGGCGGCGATCATCGTCACCTGACGGTTCATGCGTTCGCCATGATGGAAAGCAAAACTTGATGCACCGTTGATCACTGACAAGGGATTCTTGCTTCCGTCAACTTCCAGTATGTCGTAGAACATGGAGCGGTTGAGTTGACCCGCACGTGCGGCTTCCTCGGCAAGGGTTTGCAGTCGCTTTGTACGTGCATCTTTGACCTGTGTAAAGTCATAGTTGTCCAGTGCTGGCATTGCACGCTCGCTCACCTGAACATCTTTACCGTCTTCCTTGGACATGATCGTGACGTTGCGGTCAAAGCCACTCTTAGCGTACATCTGATACGCCTCTTGGATTGCCTTGCTTGCATCGCCGTAGTTGTACTTACCGCCGAGATATGGCAACACGATCAGGGGAACCTGCGTCAAGTTGACAGCGGCAGACGAAATGTTGAAGCCAAGCAGATAGTTAAATCCAAGGGATGACAACAGTTGGGTTGCCAAGTTGGTCGTGGGGCTGACTGCAAAGTCGATGCGCTTCTTGAGTTCATCGTAGTACTCGGCGGCAACACGGTTGTCTTCGGTCTGACCGATTGTTTTGACATCGGCCTTCAACTGATCACGCAACTCAATTAGCTTGGATGCGTAGGTCATGTTGGTCAACTGCCGAGCCATGCTCATGGACTTCTCGCGGAACGCACGAACTGCATCGCGGTTAAAGCCGAGGCGGTTCTGGCGGCGTTGGAACGCTTGTGCAAAAGATGTTTCAGGCAGTGTGTTCAAGAACAGGCGGAGGATTTCTTCGCGTGCCTTGGCATCAACCTTGTTGACTTCCAGAGTCTTGAGCACACCATTCACAAACGAAGTAGCAGGTGCATCCTTGTAGCTGATCTCGCCGATGTTCTTGTACGGACGAATGTTCTCAGCCTTGTCTTTCTCCAACTGCTTCATTACCTGAGTGCGCTCGTACTCAGTCTCAAATGCCATGACATAGAAGTCAGGCTGACCTTGCGCGTTCTTGGCGGTGTACGACAACCAGTAGTCGCCGTTACGTGTCAGTGGGAAGTAAGGCGATACATGCCCACGCTCTGCGAGCTTGGCATAGATTTCGTTCTTGATTGTCTTGGCAGTGTCAGCGTCTGTGGCAGAGTCAATCTTGGCACCGATGGCCTTCTTGACTTCCTCGTACATAGCGGCGTAGGTATCACGCATGCGGCGGTACACCTGACGACCACCCGCACCAATAGATGTTGGGCTATCCCAATCCGCTTGCATGTCATCCCATACTTTTAACTTGGCTTCGCGGGTTTCCTTGTCCTTGATCTTCTCGTACGTTTCACGTGGAACAGACGGATCGACCTCGTTGGTCGTGCTGTCATAGACGATACGGTTGAACTTGTCGAGCAACTGTGGGTTGGACTTTGCCCAGCGTTCGGCTTCGTTGATCACAGGTTCGATGCGTTGGGTACGTGCGTACTCGTCACCGGACTTCTCACCAACAACACG